CTCATGGTGGTTTAATGTTAAGACAGGCGGTATAGTTATGTTTCCTTCATCATTAACTCATCATGTAGAAGATGTAATTGCTGACGATGTAAGAGTTAGTCTTGCATTTAATTCATTCATTAAAGGTACATTAGGCGATAATAAGTCATTGACGGAGTTTAAAAATGGATAAGCTAACAGACTACATTAAAGTATATCCATGGCTTGATAAAGAATTGTGTGACCAGATAAGAAAAGAAATAGAAGAAGCTACATGGAAGCAACATGTCTTTTATAATGCTGAAGGCAAGTATGTAACTCAGAGTGGTGACCAAGAACTTGATGTATCATGGGATAACATAGCTACGAGAGATAAACTTACTCAGAAAGTATGGGAAGCTATTAGTCAATACATACTCACTGACTTTAAGAATGATTACTTTAATGGGTGGCAAGGCTTTACTCATATAAGATTTAATCGTTATAGAGAAGGTAAGACCATGGCTAAACATTGTGATCACATACATGACATGTTTGATGGTAAAATGAAAGGCATACCTACATTGTCTATCGTAGGATTTCTTAATGATGACTATGAAGGTGGGGAATTTATCATGTTTGATGACATGGAAATTAAAGTGAAACAAGGGGACGTATTAATATTCCCGTCTAACTTTTTGTATCCGCATAAAGTTAATCCAGTGACGAAAGGGATACGAGATAGCTTCGTATCATGGGTGTGGTAATGAAGAAGACTTCAAGAAATGATGTAACAGGGGATTGGATGCAATCTAAACCTAATAACGAAATGTTCGAAAAGAACTTTGACTTGATCTTTAGGAAGAAGAAACCTGAACTAGCAGAGTACGAACTTAATAAATCGACGGGCAACGTCCAGAAAGTAGATCATGGCGACACAACAAATACACAAGAGTAAACGACATGCTAACCCGTTTAAAACAAAGACGGGCAAGGATAGACTTAAAGCTTTATCTTTAAAAGTTTTATATGAGATGCTAGACAAAGTTAAAGAAGCAGGTAAGAAGCGTGCAAAGATAGCTAAAGAGATTGCGAGAAGGACTCCGGTATAATGGCTGACTTTACGTGGTCATACTCATCCCTCAAGCAATATCAAAATTGCCCTAAACAATACTACGAAATTAAAGTTGCACAAAATTATGAAATTATTCCGTCAGAGAAAATGGTGTATGGAACAGAAGTACACAAAGCTCTCGAAGATTATGTTAAAGATGGAAAAGAACTTGCAGTCAATTACCTCAGATTTAAAGATGCAGTTGATAGCCTCATTGCTATTCCTGGTGTTAAGTATCCTGAATATGAAATGGCTCTTAATAAAGACCGTACGGTATGTGACTTTGCCGATCCTAAACGCTGGGTTCGCGGTATTGTTGACTTGCTTATTGTTGACAACGACTACGCGTTTATTGTAGATTATAAAACTGGCAGTAATAAATACCCTGATCCTAAACAGTTAAGACTTATGTCTTTAATGACGTTTGCTCATTTCCCTCAAGTTAATAAAATTAAAGCTGGACTTCTTTTTGTTATGCATGGTTCTTTTATCACAGAAGAATACGATAGAAAAGATATTGACAAGTCATGGGAAAAGTTCTATGGACCTTTAGAGCGCCTTGACAACTCCTATGCTAATAATGTATGGGCTCCAAACCCTACACCATTATGCAAATATTGTCCAGTCAAGTCCTGTGACTTTAACCGCGCATGATATAATAGCATCATGGCTACTACTAAAAAACCAAGACCCTATAAACTCGAATACTCCCAACAGGTGGAACGTGGTGAACACGAAGCCCGTATGGAAAGACAACGCGCACGTCGTAAGCTAGATGCTAAAGGTGTTGCACGTAAAGGTAAAGATGTAGCCCATGTTAAAGCGCTATCAAAAGGTGGATCTAATAAAGACGGTATTAAATTAGAAGCCCCAAGTAAGAACAGATCATTTAAAAGAAATAAAGATAGTTCAATGAAATAAGTGTTAAGTTATACTTGACATTATAAGTAGCACTGATATACTACAGGATTAGTATAACGAGTTAATACATTAGTTAATTGGATTAGTATGGAACTTATAGAAAATACTGCATTAAAAATCACCGTGCCGGAACACATCGTTCCACATATCACTAGCAATATTGAGAAGTCAGAAGTTATCGAATGGCGTGGTAACTTAGCAGACATGATTGTCTTTTGGGGTGTACCTGAGATGACAAAGTTAAACCAGCTCGTTTCATTCCGAAGTAATCTTCCTTCTCCCATTTCACGAGATTATAATTTTCCTGGGTTGTATAGACCCTTCGATCACCAAAGAGCTACCTCAGAATTTTTAAGTATCAACCGCCGTGCATTTTGTTTTAACGAAGCAGGTACTGGGAAGACTTCATCTGTTATTTGGGCTGCCGACTATTTAATGCAACAAGGCTTAGTTAAAAGAGTTCTTGTGATATGTCCTTTATCTATTATGTATTCAGCATGGCAATCTGATGTAATGAACACAGCTATGCATCGAACTATCGCGGTTGCACATGGTACAGCTGCCAAACGAAAAAAAATTATTGAAGGTGGCTACGAATTTGTAGTCATTAATTATGACGGCGTTCAGATTGTTCGTGAAGATATAGAAAAGGGTAACTTTGATTTGATCGTGGTCGACGAAGCTAATGCATATAAGAGCCCTTCTACTACGCGCTGGAAGACGCTGGCTAAACTACTTAAACCTGAGACCATGTTATGGATGTTAACAGGGACACCTGCATCCCAGTCTCCTGTAGATGCGTATGGTCTTGCTCGCTTAGTATGCCCACAGAACGTACCTAAATTTAGTATGGCATGGCGTGACAAAGTCATGACTCAGATTACAAGATTCAAATGGATACCGAAGACTAATGCACGTCACGAAGTATTCAAGGTATTACAACCGGCTATTCGGTTTGCTAAGAATGATTGCTTGGACTTACCTGACGTCATGTATCAAACACGAGATGTACCCCTTACACCACAAGCACAGAAGTATTACAAGCTACTTAAAGAACAAATGATGATTGAGACAGCCGGTACACAAGTCAGCGCTGTGAATGCCGCGGCAGGACTTAATAAACTACTCCAGATCTCAGGCGGTGCAGTCTACACGGATAAGAGAGAAGTCATCGAGTTTGATATTAGTACAAGACTTAAAGCGTTAGACGAGGTCATCGAAGAAACAGAACAGAAAGTTATTGTCTTTGTTCCTTACAGACATACGATAGAAGTTGTAGCTAGACATTTAACAGATAACAATGTCAGCATTGCGATTATTCAAGGCGATGTATCAGCTACCCAACGAGCACAGATTATTAATATGTTTCAAACGATGGATGAACCTAGAGTCTTAGTAGTTCAACCTCAATCAGCTTCACATGGTGTCACCCTAACACGTGCAGACACGGTAGTCTTTTGGTCTCCAGTAATGTCGGTTGAAACGTATCTACAATGTATCGCACGTATGGATCGTGTAGGACAAGTAAACAAAATGACCGTGGTACATTTACAGGGTTCAGAAGTAGAGAAGAAGATGTACGCTATGCTACAAGGTAAAGTAGATATGCATACTAAATTAGTTGACCTTTATCGAGAGGAGATTGAATCATAGCTAACACATTCCAAGAAGATTTACAACGAGGCATCAATATAGAATTAAAATTTCTAGACTTGATTAGGAAGAAGTATCCTTCAGCCTCATTGATACATAAGTATAAAGGGTACGATGTTTGGGTACCTGAGTTAGATGAATCTGTAGAAGTTAAGTATGACCCGATGAGTAACAAGACAGGGAATATTGTAGTTGAAATAGAAATGTTTGGTAAACCATCGGGGCTTATGTCAACGACTGCAGACTACTGGGTCTTTCATGATGATATTGATTTTGTGATTATGAAGCCCATGGATATAGTAAATTGTATATTTTTAAATAAGTTAAAGTTCGTAGAGTTTGTAGGCACTGGGGATACCGCATCAAAGAAAGCATTCCTAGTACCCAAACAGTCATTATTTAGTTATGGTAAAAAAATAGAGGAGTAATTATGAGTGAAGAACAAGTAGTAGATCAACCAATACAAGAAAGTCCTAAACTTGATGAATTAGTCAAAGCGTACTTGACAATACGTAACGCTAGTGATAATCTATACAGGCAATATATGTTGAAGAAAGAAGAATTAGAATCAGAAATGAAACAGCTAGAACACTTTATGCTTGATGAATGTAATGAGCTAAAGGTAGAAAGCTTAAGAACAAACAACGGCACCATTACTAAGACGGTTAAAGAACAATACAACTGTAGTAATTGGGATGAATTCAAACAGTATATTATAGAACACAACGCATTAGAGTTACTGCAACAACGTATACACAATGGAAACTTTAAAGAGTATATGCAAGGTAAGGAAGCAGAAGGATTACCACCAGGTATTAGTTCTGTCAGAGAATACAGCATCATAGTTAGAAAACCAACGAGTCGATAAGGAGTTATTATGAGTACAGATTTAATCAGTCAGTTACAACAAAGTTCACAATTAGTTACTAAAGGTCTTAACGAAGATACATTAGCTGTCGCTGGCGGTGCCGGTTCAAGTAGCAAACGTATCTCTATCAAAGGCGGAGTATTTAGAAAATATGTTAATGGTAAAGAAATGGGTGCCATTGATGAACGCTTTATGGATGTTATCTTTGTCCGTATGGCACACAACCCACATAGAATATTTTATGCATCATCATACAAAGAAGGAGAGAAAGTAACCCCTTCATGCTGGTCATCAGATTCACGCGTGCCTGATAAAGAAGTTAAAGAACCTCAAGCACCTGCATGTAATCAATGTCCACATAGTATCAAAGGTGCAAACCCAGGCTGTCGTCTACACTGGAGAACAGCAGTTGTTTTACCAAACGATCCAAAAGAAGTTATGCAATTAGTGATCCCAGGTAAATCATGTTGGGGTTCAGAAGAAGCAGGTCGTCGTCCGTTCCAACCTTATGTTAGATACTTAGCTTCAAACGGTATCAGCAATAACGTTGTAGTGACACGCATGCAATTCGACACAGCGGTTCAACATCCACGTATTCTTTTCCAAGCTACAGGTGCTGTATCACCAGAAGTGATACCAGTGATAGAAGAAGTAGGACAAAGCACAGCTGCGGAAAATTATATTAAATTAAGCGTGTACCAACCTGAAGAGGATCTATTAAAAATTGAAGCGCCTCAAGCAGCGGTAGCACCAGCCACTACGCAAGCAACACCAACTGCGCCGGCGGCAGATGTAGCTGAACCTGTATTAAGAGAATCAACCGTTGCACAACCACAGGCACCTAAAGCTGATGTTAGTAGCATCATCAATAAATGGTCTGTAAAGTCATAAGGGGATAATATGGCACGTCCTTATAGCGAACGATTCTTACTTGATTTACACAAAGCTGATCCCACAAGGATCGGAGTTCAACTGGGTAAGGTTTGTGTGAAAGCAAACCTTCCTACCTCTTACGTAGCTAAAGCTTTCAATGTATCAAGAATGTCTATACATAGTTGGTTCAGAGGTCAATACGTTAGAGAAAAGAATTATGAGAAGATAGCTAAATTTATAGAGTTAGTTAAGCTGGATCTTGACAACGGCAGATTACCTGCTATGTCACTAAACGAAGCTAAAAACTTTATTGATGCGAAAGTTATCGACAGAATATAAAAACGTAGTAAAATAGATTTGCTCCGATATAAACCGAAAAAACCGTACATTTGTACGTCGGAGAACTGTTGACTAAAAAAATAGAAAGTCACTGCAATTATGATTAAAGAATTTTATAAAAAAGCATTACCCTCGACCGGCATTTACTGCGTAGCAACCATAGACCCGATTGACAAAACAACAAAACATAAATTTGTAGAATCAATTGACGACCTAGAAAGTTTTGTAACATCTAAAAAAGATACCAAGACTAATATCTTTGTAGCCATGAGTTCATTCAAAGGCTACAGCCGTAAAGCAGATGAAGCTAAATCTGTAAGGTCTTTCTTTGTAGACTTAGATGTAGGTGAAGGCAAAGGGTATGATACTAAACAAGATGCACTAGACGCAATTGATACATTTATAGAAGCAAATGAATTACCTCCTCCAGTTCGTATTGATTCAGGCGGCGGTGTTCACGCTTACTGGTTGTTTGACAAAGATATTCCTGCGGATGAATGGAAACCTTATGCTGAAAAGTTTAAGAACTTCTGCTTATCTCATGGACTTAATATTGATCCTGTAGTAACCGCAGACTTGGCTCGGATTCTACGATGCCCAGACACATTCAATCAAAAGACTGAACCTCCTACGCCTACTAAAGTAATAGGTACAGAGATGCCTATCTATTCGTTTGATGAGTTTAAAGACTTCTTAGGCGAAATAGTACAAAGTCAAGATGATATCCTTGCATCTATCCCTAGAGGTAACTTATCAGAAGAACAAAGAAAAGCAGCTAAGCTTGATAATTATCAAACTAAGTTTTCTGATTTAGCTATTAAGTCTTTAAATGGTGAAGGTTGTAATCAGATTAAGTTTATTCTAGAGAACTCAAAGAATCTAACTGAACCTGTATGGAGAGCAGGCTTATCTATCGCTGTGAATTGCAGTGATGGTGACGAAGCTATTCATGTGATGTCAGAGGATCATCCAGGCTATACTCGCGACGCTACAATTAGGAAAACAATTCTACCTGATGGCAGTAGATTAAAACCTTATTATTGCAAAACGATGGAAGATGTTAATCCAGGCGGATGCGAAGGATGCGCATTTAAAACAAAAGTTAATACTCCAATTAATATTGGAAAAGAATTACAAACAGTTCCACCTTCAGAACATGCTGTGGTGCATACACCTGATCCTAAAACAGGCACAGTCACAACTGCACTTAAGACATTACCTGAAGAACTTTATCCGTTTGTTTATGGAAAAAACGGTGGTATTTATTACTTAATAGCCGAAGAAGACGATGATGGAAACATAACAAAACAAAAATCTGTCATCGTATCCTTGTATGATATATACCCTATTAAGAGAATCTTCAGTGTCGCTGATGGCGAATGCTTACTTATGAAAGCCATGTTACCCAACGATCCTGAAAGAGAGTTCTTACTACCTATTAAGCATGTCTACGCGTTAGATAAATTTAAAGAGCTCATTGCTAGTAACGGCGTGTTATTTAATCCAGGAAATAAGGAAGTAGGTTATCTTATGAGTTACATAATTAAATGGGGTCAATACCTCATGAATAAGAGTCCCGCAGAAGTTATGAGAATGCAAATGGGGTGGACACCCAATAGAGAATCATTTGTAATTGGTGCTACGGAGTATTTACGAGATGGCAAAGAAGTATCGTCTCCGACTTCTCCGCTTTGCCGAGGTATCGCTAAGCATTTAAGCACAGCAGGTACATACGAAGCATGGAAGGAAGCAGCAAACAAACTTAATACACCAAGTTTAGAACTCCACGCATTTACAATGTTGACAGGGTTTGGCTCGGCTTTGATGGACTACACATCGACATCAGGTGTCACTATATGTTTAACAGGTGAATCCGGTGCGG